CCACCAGGAAGAGGTACGGGACTGCATGGAAGAAAATACGGGACAGACAAATCAGGGAATACCCACTCTGTTTTGTGTGTGAAGAAAACGGACGAATCACTCCTGCAACGGAGGTGCATCACATCCTGCCCCTTTCTAAAGGGGGAACCCATGACAGAGAGAATCTGATGAGCCTTTGCACATCATGTCACAGCAGAATCACAGCTTCAGAGTGGAAAAGATAAGAACCGCTCTTTGGGGCAGCGGTTCTCATTCAGGGGGCTTGAATCTATCGAGGGATAGATTACTACGGTTTCATACTACCATAATGACCTATGGTATGCAACCAATATCGACCAAAAGTGATTCAATAATGAATCAAAATCTCTACGACTACATTGCAAAGTGACGATCCCCCGGCCACGCGCAAAAAGTCGCGATTTCAAGTTGGGTATTACCCTACATTTCAAGAGGAGAAGAAGATGGCGAATGGACATGGAGGTGCCAGACCCGGATCGGGCAAGAAGAAAAAGGCGCTGCAAGATAAAATAACTGAAGGAAATCCAGGAAGAAGGAAACTAACCATTCTGGAGTTCCCTTCGCCAGTCGACCTAACGGGAGCGGATATGCCACCGCCAAGAGAATATCTTTTCGCCATCCAAAAGGACGGAAAGGAGATCCTTGCTGTGGACATCTACGAAAAAACATGGAACTGGCTAAGTCAAAGAGGCTGCGCCAGCCTGGTACAGCCACAATTGGTAGAACAGTATGCCATGAGCGTGTCTCGGTGGATCCAGTGTGAGGAAAGCATCACCGCTTACGGATTTTTGGCAAAGCACCCCACAACGGGAAACGCCATCCTCTCTCCTTATGTATCGGCAAGCCAAAGCTTTATGAAACAGGCAAACAGCATCTGGTATCAGATATACCAGGTGGTAAGAGAAAACTGCACAACGGATTTTAAAGGAGCCAATCCACATGACGACATGATGGAAAGGCTCCTTTCAGCAAGAAAGGGAAAAAAATGAGAATTGAAAAGATTAAGACAAGCGAGCTTAGCCCAGCTGCATATAACCCGAGAAAAGACCTGAAGGAAGGCGACCCGGAATATGAAAAGCTGAAAAGAAGCATAAGCGAGTTTGGGTATGTTGAGCCGGTCATCTGGAACAAGACTACCGGTAATGTGGTCGGCGGCCATCAGCGCCTCAAGGTTTTGATGAGCCTTGGGGAAACGGAAGTGGACTGCGTAGTTGTGGAGCTTTCAGGTGAAAAGGAAAAAGCCCTCAACATCGCTCTCAACAAAGTCACCGGCGCCTGGGATAATGAAAAGCTGGCCCTTCTCATTACAGATCTTTCCGATTCTGCATTTGATCTTTCTCTCACCGGGTTTGAACCTGCCGAAATCGACAAGCTGTTTCAAGACAGCATCAAAGAGAACGTGAAAGAAGATGACTTTGATGTGGAAGAGGAGCTTAAAAATCCGCCGATTACAAAGCCTGGAGATTTGTGGCTTATGGGAAGGCACCGGCTGTACTGTGGCGATAGCACCAAATCAGAGAGCCTTCAAATACTGATGGATGGCAGAAAGGCGAATCTGGTTGTAACAGATCCACCATACAATGTGAACTACCAGGCGGAAGCAGGCAGCATCAAAAACGATAACATGAAGGATGGGGACTTTTACAAGTTCCTTTTTGATTCTTTTTCAAATATAGCAGAAAACATGGAGCAGGATGCCAGTGTCTATGTGTTCCATGCAGATACAGAAGGGCTGAACTTCAGAAAGGCATTTGCGGATGCCGGCCTATATCTTTCTGGCACCTGCATTTGGAAAAAGCAAAGCCTGGTCCTTGGTCGAAGTCCCTATCAGTGGCAGCATGAGCCGGTGCTCTTTGGCTGGAAGAAAAAAGGAAAGCACAACTGGTTTTCCGACCGGAAGCAATCCACCATCTGGGAATTCGACCGGCCCGGCAAGAACGCTCTTCATCCCACAATGAAACCAATCAATCTCCTTTCTTACCCCATAGCAAATTCCAGCATGATGGGAAGCATTGTGCTGGACCCCTTCGGGGGTAGCGGGTCGACCCTTATGGCTTGCGCGCAGATGCAGCGTATGTGCTACACCATAGAGCTTGATGAGAAATATTGTGATGTAATCGTAAAAAGGTGGATGGAACTAACGAGATCCCAAGATCTGAGACTAATTCGGGACGGCAAAGAGGTAGATTGTGTTTTAGAACTTTTAAAACCACAAGATTAACTTGATTATTATTCCTTTCAGAGGCATATATAGTAGTACCTACGTTGAAAGGAGAATAATGATGTTAAAACCAATTACAGTTGCGCAGCTTATAGCAGCATTAAAAACCATCGAAAACAAAAAGGCCCTTGTTGGAATCTCAGTTGATTCCGAAGGTAATGGCTACTCGCTGATAGCAAACGAGCAATTTCTGCTGGAAGGGTTCATGAAAGCAGAACTTGGATACGCTGAGCTTTACGACAAGCAGGGAGAAGGGTTAGCCCCTGCGGTCATCTTGTTTGGAACAAACTAAAGGAGGCACTTATGATTCGTACTGAAAGACTGATTCGCCTTCGAGCTGAATACCCAAAAGGTACCAGGGTTGAGCTCGTTCAAATGAACGACCCATACACCAGCCTAGTCCCTGGTGACCAGGGAACCGTTTCAGACATCGATGATACCGGCACCGTATTTGTAGCCTGGGATAGGGGATCATCACTTGGCCTTGTCTTTGGAGAAGACCATTACAAAAAGGTGGTAGGGATATGAATGAAAAAATTAGGGAACAAATCTTGGCTATTAGAGACACCGGTCTTACCAATATGTTTGATAAAATCGCTGTTCAACGGCTTGCAATCGAGCGGGAATATTTTGAGCTTGTGAGTTTTCTTGAGGAAAACACCAAAGCGTATGTAAGATTCATCTTAACCGGAGAAAGTGAGAAGCAAGATAGCGCTGCGTTTGTCAGAAAAGCATATAGTCTTGACGACCTAATCGCCTGGGACAAGGCTGCTAAGCAAAGAAGCAAATTCATCATTGAAAAAACCATCCTGCTTTCTACTGTGGAATATGAGGATTTTTGCAATAACCTTCTATCCGACAGGGAGTTTGTTGAAGAAAACATCGAGCTCATGTACATGGACAAAGAAAAAGCACAGCACTGCATTTTGGTAAAAGAAGAAGGAGGTACCGAAGGGGTGCTGGTACAATGCGAAGGTTATTCGTATCCGAGATACGCAGCGTATTACAAAGAATAAAGTATAAAACTAAAAGGAGCCCTAGGGCTCTTTTTTCGTTGGACCGGGAAGGGAGGCAAGAGACATTCGAAAGTTAAAGCGATATACAAAAACGCCTTTTTTAGCCCAAGGTTCCAGTTATAGCAAAGAAGCGGCAGATCTTGCCGTATCTTTCATCTCCTGCCTGAAACACACCAAAGGGGAATGGTTTGGCCAGTCCTTTGACCTTATAGACTGGCAAGAGCAAATCATACGGGATGTGTTTGGAAGTTTAAAACCAAACGGATACAGGCAGTTCAACTCTGCCTACATTGAGATTCCCAAAAAACAAGGAAAGTCTGAGCTGGCTGCAGCGGTGGCACTTCTTCTTACCTGCGGCGACTTTGAGCATGGCGGGGAAGTGTACGGCTGTGCTTCTGATAGGCAGCAAGCCTCCATTGTATTTGACGTTGCAGTCGATATGGTGGATCAGTGCCCAGCCCTGAAACAAAGAATCAAACCAGCCATATCACAAAAGCGGCTTATATATAAACCCCTTGGGAGCTTTTATCAAGTGCTTTCTGCGGAAGCCTACACCAAGCATGGCCTTAACGTTCATGGGGTCGTCTTTGATGAACTTCATGCCCAGCCAAACAGACAGCTTTACGATGTCATGCTCCATGGCTCCGGCGATGCCAGAAGGCAGCCCCTATATTTTCTAATCACCACAGCAGGGACGGATAGAAACTCAATCTGCTGGGAAGTTCATCAAAAGGCGGAAGATATCATCCGGGGCAAAAAAATTGACCCAAGCTTTTATCCAGTGATATACGGTGCGGAAGAACAGGATGACTGGACCAGTCCAAAGATATGGATGAAAGCGAATCCGTCCCTTGGCATCACCGTTGACATTGATAAGATACAAACAGCCTGCGACTCAGCCAGAAACAATCCTGCGGAAGAAAACCTTTTCCGGCAGCTAAGACTAAACCAGTGGGTGAAACAGTCTCTTCGCTGGATGCCAATGGAAAAGTGGGACAAGTGCAGTTTTGCGGTAAATGAAAACGAGCTTCTTGGCAGGATCTGTTACGGCGGTCTTGACCTATCAAGCACCACAGACCTTACTGCCTTTGTTTTAGTGTTTCCACCGGAAACTCCGGAAGGGAGATACGAGGTGCTCCCTTTCTTTTGGATCCCGGAAGAAAATCTGGACCTGAGAGTGCGCAGGGACCATGTGCCCTACGATGTATGGTGTAAGCAAGGTCATATTTTAACAACAGAAGGAAATGTGGTTCATTACGGGTTTATAGAAAGCTTCATTGAAGAGCTGGGATTAAAGTACAATATAAAAGAAATAGCTTTTGACCGTTGGGGCGCTGTGCAGATGGCGCAAAACCTAGAAGGCCTTGGCTTTACCCTAGTGCGATTTGGTCAGGGGTTTAAGGATATGTCACCGCCAACTAAGGAGCTGATGAAACTTACCATGGAGCAAAAGATAGCCCACGGTGGCCATCCTGTGCTACGGTGGATGATGGACAACATCACTGCAAGAACTGATCCGGCCGGAAACATCAAGCCTGACAAGGAAAAATCCACTGAGCGAATTGACGGCGCTGTAGCAACCATTATGGCACTTGATAGAGCAATACGCTGTGGCGGCGATTTGGCCGGGAGCGTTTATGATACAAGAGGGATTATATCAATCTGATTTTATGGTATAATGCCATACATAATAGCTTTGAACATCGATTGGGAGGTACATTATGAAAGCGACTTGCAGCTGTTGTAATGGTGAAAGTGAAGTAAAAGGAACTGCTGACACTGGAGAGTTTGTTTGCTACTGCAGCAAAGTGACGGAAGAAGAAATCAAGTTTTTCATCCTGGAAAAAGGGGCGAGTTCTGTCGAGCAGGTTTTACAGCTCACCGGTGCAATGCAAAACAGCAACTGTAAAGAAAAGAATCCCAAAGGCATCTGCTGCTACCCGGACATCGTGGCGGTGTTTGAAAAGTACATTGATGCGAAAAATGCGCTCATGAACCTGAACGGGTAGAAGGAGTTCTTTCTGCCTAATGAAACAGCTCTCTGCCTAATATATAGTACTTATTAGGCAGAGAATTTTATTTTACTGCCTAATCAAGTTGCTTTCTGCCTAATAACAAGGTATAATTAGGCAGAAAGAGAGCACATTAGGCAGAAAGGAATCCAAATGAGACAGTTTGATTATTCAAAAATGCCGGAAGAACTATTTACACCGGAGATTATAAACCTTATTGCTAAAATACATGAATATAAGGGAAAGCAGGATCTTTACA